CCAGCAACTGCCTCAGAGTTTAAAAATCTTTTATCTTGAGCAGCCCTTCTGAGTTGATTTAAAGTTCTATCTTCTTTAGTAAAGTCAAAACTATCTTGCTTAAGTCCTATAGTAACAAAACTATCTCTAAGGCTAGATACGGCAGCATCTGTATATTTGCTGGTCCAACCCTCTGCTACTGAACGGGTAAGAAGCCTATCCTTGGCTGCAGCATATCTAATTTGAGTTGCTCTGTCCATAATTTGCTGAGTGCTCAAACGTTCTGTTTTGCCACTTATTGCATTCCATTTTATTAACTGTTGAGACAATCCGCCATTAGGATACAAATAGCCATATATATCGGAATATTCTTTTTCTATTCCAGGATTTTCTATTAAAAGTTTATAGGTAAGTAAATTAGTTGGCGCATAGCCTTTATCTTTACTGCCCCAAGTTCCAATTAACGCAAATACCTGCTCTGGTCCGTATAGGTCCAGGAAGTCCGCATAGGCTTTTTGCTTGTCGCCACCTGCGGCTTTTTCTAATTGTTTAAAATCATTATAAAGAGCAGATGCCAGTAAAGTATTTCCAGTTTTATCTTTAACTAAATCTTCTGGAGAAATAGCAACTGGGCTTACCATTCCAAATAAACCTCTAGTTATAGCAAACCATTTTGCAAACTTGTCTGCATCCTTCATTAATCTATTTTGGTCTTCTAAAATATCAAGGTTGTAGTCTCCGCCACTAGCAAGATAATTTATAGTCGGGCCAAATGCAGATGCGTATCCCTCTTCCCAATTAAGGAACCCAGCAGTTATTCTGGCTATATTGTTTGTTGTAAGGGCAGCAGTAATACCATACGGTGTTTTTAAATTCGGCGCACCGAAGGGAAACAAAAACTCTTCTACCTTTGTTCTTACCCCGAAAGGCAATGGTGATAATGGGTCTACTCCAGCAGTATTTAAAGTTGCTACTGGCAAGGTAACACCAGGACCAAAGCCTGGAAAAATTCCGCTGCCCAAAGCAAAGTTAAAAGATTGCGGACTTCCCTTAGCACCTTGTGGACCAGAAGTACTTAACTCGCCCTTTGTTAGGTTGGTTAAGAAATTCATACCACTAGCCATAAATGGCACAAAGAATTGTCTTTCACCAGACTGAGGATTATTAAAGAAGAATCCTTGGTTTGGGTCATAATAACTTTTTGCATCTGTTATTTCATATAACGCAGATGACTTTGGTGAGTTAAGGAAATCTAGTCCACGAGCAACCTTATAGACTTGCGCTGGCCTATTAAAGGCAAGTTCACTCCATTTAGTTAATACGTTTTCCCACGCTTGACCAAATGGTGCAACTAATCTTAATTGATGCCATAGTAAGCGTTTTCTAGAAGCGTCATAAAATAATTCTTTAACGTGTCTGCTTGCTACTAATTCAGCATATTGATGAATTTCATCAAGGGTCATAGTGCCATCACCCTTAGCCTTTTTGGCTTGACCCCAATATACGTGCTTAAGGCCTATTTTAGTTTTTCCATCAGCACTTAGTAACGGGTTTAATGATTTAGGGGCTGCGGCTTTAATGCTCGTTAAGGCTGTAGAGTCTGCGGCATAAATTACGTCAGTAACTGCTTCCCAATATTTTTGTCGCCATTCTGGACCCATTGCAAAAACTTTTTCAAATTTTACAGAAATGTCAAAGAACTTGTCGCTTACTTCGGTAAATTTATTTAATGTTTTGCTGCCACTTGTTACCGTAGTTTTAGGCACTAGGTATGGAATATTATCCCAATTTCCCTGGCCATTAAAAACGGTCTTAAGTTGCTCTGCAAATTCATTATTAACATCTTTAACGGCTTTTTTACCAGCAGACATTTCTTTTGAATTTTTAATAGCATTAATAGCCTCATCAGAAGGCTTAGGAATTTTTATAGAATATCCAGCAGTCTCAACAAAACCTTTAGCAATTAACTGTATAATTGTTTGAGCAGCAGGACCATCTTGCCCAGCCGCTTGCTCTATACGAGCACGTAAACTGACGGCTCTTTTTTGGTCATCAAGACCAGTAAAGAGATAAGCCATAGCACCTTCAGGTGTTTTAAGAAAATCTCTAGTCTCTGGATTTTTAATGCCCGCTAAAAATCTATCCCAACCTGGATATTCTCCAGAAAGCAATCTTGCTACAGCCTGCTGTTCTCCGCCAGGTTTGGTTCCAGCAACAAGTCTTGCATTACTGTCTAAACCTAATTTTCTGATTTCATTCGCTAGTCCAGCAAACCATCTATCGTTGCCATAAAGGGCAAGTTCGTATCCATCAGATACAGCAAACTTGTTTATTTCACCCCTCGACAAAGAGTTTGTTTCGTCCATAAGTTTACCGTAAGAATACTTTGCATTAATTGCAAGTGTTTCATTTGTTAACTCGTCAGCAGGTGAAGACTTTATGTCTTTGCCAAATACGTTGTGCCTAAATTTATCTTGGCTATTTAATACACGTCTCCAGGCAGGACCACTATCCTTGCCCATAGCCATAGCAATTGCAGCCATCGGGTTATTATAGAAAGATATATTTCCACTAAGGAACATTCTTACTTGTTCCTCGCCAATGTTACGAATGATGTAGGCGGGTCTAGTTAAAACAACTCTTTTCCAATAATTACTAGTGAAAAGGTCAACCTTATCTATAACGGCACCGCTATATTTACCTTTAATAACTTTGCCTGGAAAGCGGTTAAGTTTACCTATTTCTTTTAAAAGTTCGACAGGGGGTGGAAAATAAATCATTGAGTTTAAACGCTCAGACTCTAAGTGTGGACCATTATAATCGTATTTTTTTCCACCCACAGACATAAAATTTATTTCTGCGCCGTTTCTGTGCATATTAGCCCAGTACTTAGATTGTTCATCTGCTTCTTTTGTAAACAACCTAGTCAAATCTTTAAGTTTTTCTGTTGATATTCCTGCCTTTTCAAAAGCAGGGGCATTAGCCTTGAACACCTCGTCGAAAACTCTTGCTGATGCCTGGTAAGCGCTAACCCTAGTGTCAGGATTATTAACAATACCACTAACTAAATTTCTTAATGTACCTTCATCAACTTTAAGGGCTCTACCAAAATCAATAACAGTTTCAGCAAGAGCATCTTTGTCGTTGTAATGAATCAAAGTTCCTTGTTTTGGAATATAGTTATTCCACCTAGAACTTAAATCGTTGTAAACTTTTTCAGCAAAAGGAAGTTTTTTTATACCTTTAGCACCCCAGCCAGTAACCGCTTGCGCTGGTTTTCCAACAGGACCCTTGTAAATCCTTGCCATACTTCTAGATACAGCCGTTCCACTTTCTAAAACATTTTGAATTACTTGACCCTCGGCAATGTATCCTGCTAAAACCCCCATAACCTCTTCTTTTGTTTTTGCATTTGCAAGAGCAGAGGCTTGAGTGTATGTAAAACCTGGCTTACCACTTCTTCTGGTAATATCCATAAGCCTGAGAGGGTCGTCTATTTGTGCAATTTCATCTAGTATTGGCTTTGCTGAACGACCGTTTACAAAAGTTTCAATGGCGTTATAATCAATACCTTTTTGAATTTTTTGTTGCTCTTCAGAAAGTTTAAGTTTATTTGACACAGCATCGTTGTATGCTTTTTGAAATTTTAATAATTCGCTATCAGCAACTGGTAATCCTGCTGTAACAACTTTTTCAACTAGACCAAGGTCCTCAAATGCTTTAGCAACATCATCGGCTTCGTTTGCAAGTTGTGTCTCAAGAATAGTTAATCGTTGTAAGTCTTTAGAGGATGCTCTACCTTTTGCGTATGCTTCAGATTTTTTAATTTGGTCATACGCTCTTTTTGCTTTAGACACCTTAGTTACTGGGTCAGAGTAAATCATTAACCCAATTTCGCCAACAGCATTTATAAGTCTAGCCGTACCACTTTCTAAATCCCCACCAGTCATAAAGTAAGATATAGGATCTATTGGAGAGTATGGACGATAAAGAGGATTTCCGTCTTTATCTAATACTTGATTTCCTTCTCCATCTAATACTTTTATTTTACCAAATTTTAATTTTTCTTCTCTTACTTTAAACCCTACACCAGATTGCTCATTAGCAAAAAAACCTTCACCCAGGTCAACTTCACCTGTTTCAATATATTGTTTAATTGCCTGAACGGCATAGGTTTGGTCAATGCCTTCCCATATTGCATCGCCTTTTGCGCCAGTGGCTATAGAGCCAATAACATTTCCAAGTGTGTTAACTACTGCTTCTACTGGAGCAAACGCAGTTGTAAAACCAACTCTAGTTGCACCTTTAATTGTTTTCCAAATATTATATGGAACACCAAAAAGACTCTTTTTGAAATTAGAATTTGCTTCGTCTTGGGCTTTTTGAATTTCTTGTTTTTCTTTTGCAGCCTTCGATTGCCTGTCAACTTCTGCAAAAGCGTCTACTAGTTTACTTGACCCAATAGAGCCATTCTTATATAATCCAGTAATAACACCAGCCGAAGCGTTTGGGTTGAAAGAAATAGTTCTTCTTAAATCGTCACCTTGAGGCCCGTTAAGAATTGCTGCCTGTTGTTCTATGTCAGCATAGTCTAATTGTTGTTGGCTAAATTTATTGCCCTCGAAGCCCACGATAATATAATTACCATTGGCATCTTTTTTAATATTTGGAGTAGCCACTAAATCCTGCCTTCAGCGCTCAAATACTCCAACATACGTCGAACATCTTCATTGCTTGGGTCTTGAAGATACAATGCTTGAATTAATCTAGCAGATGAATCTGGTTGTTGTTGCGGCACTGCTGCAGGCAGGGATAAAATTTCAGAGCCAGGGCCAGGTCCCATATCTATACCAGTTGTTATTGGTCTTTCTGGATATGCTGTAGGTGCGTCAATTGATGTAACTTGAGGAAGTTGTGAAGAGACAGATGGGACTGTTGGTGCAACTGGATTACCAGCCATAGGTGCAGAAGTTTGTTGTGCCATCTGTGCTTGACCTTGCCCATAGGCTAAGCCTGACATATAACGTGCAGGCTGTGTTCCTGATTGACCAGCGCCGCCTGTTGCTGATATGTTAGCAGGATTGTTCTGTGGTGCAGTTGGGCGCATTCCGCCACGATTCTCAGCCATAGTTCCTCCTACTTAATTTTCTTTGGTTGTTCTTTTGATATATATGGACCTGCAGTAAATGCAGTAAGTTTAGATGCAATCTCCATTGCTTCAAAAGCATCTGCTCCAGCATACAAAGCACCTAGTGCATAACTTGCACCTGAGCCTGCAGCGTATACTCCATCTGAAGATTTGCTTATTGATAACTCTTGGTCAACATCAAAGATTTCTCCACCTACAGCCATTATAAACTGAAAGCGTGTTTCTTTAGTATCTTCGTCAAAGTTGTAACCATTCTCTGACATACACTTACGCAGAGATGGCATTGCCTTTACAATCATAAAATGATAAAGGTCTTCTCGGTCTTGCTTTGTGGGAACTGGTGGTTCCCAAATATGTTGTGCTATGTCACAAGGTAATGTTTCACCAGAACCAGCAATTAAAAACATACCACTTTCCGAAATCTTTTTAACTTCAGGGTGCGTATATATTCTGCCATCAGCATCAGTTGTTTGGCTATCAGCAACTATGAAGCAGCGGTCTTTATGTTCTAATCCAATAATTGTTGTCATTGTCCCCTACTTAATTATCGTCGTCGAATAGTTCTTACGCTTGCGTTTGCTTCTCCGCCTGATGTTAGGCTAGATAATAGACTTTGAATATCTGGTGCTTGTTCTTGAGGTGGTAGTTCTGCTGCGCCTTGTTCTGGAGTAGGGCCTCCTACTGGAGCAGAAGCGGGAGCAGGGGACGTTTGCTCAACCTGAGATTGTGCGCCAGCAGGAGGAACTTGTTGCGCTTGAGGCGCGAATATCTCTTCGATTGCATCTTCTATTGCCTGTCCCTTTTGTCTTGACTTAATGACTTCAGCAATCTTTCTAACAATGTCAGAAGGATCCTGGCCACCAGCGGCCATTTGTGGAATGGCTTGTGTATATGCTTGAAGTGAACCGATAAGAGCATTACGCATATCTTCAATTTCAATCTTCTCTTGCTCTTGCGTAACATTAACATTAAATGGTAACTCTCTCATTGCCATATCCTTGGAGATTAACTTGCCTCCAAGAGCCTGTAACATAAATATAAGTCCTTGTGCTGGATTAAGACCAGCAAGCATTCCGTAACGAACATCAGCAGAGTAATCTTTCTTGATGTCTTTACTTGGCTTGTATTCTAATGCATATGGTGAACCAGCATCTACGCCGCGAATTGTCTTAACTTCATCAAAGAACATTTCGTCAACTTCAAAGCAAAGACTAATAACATCACGAAGTGCTGTAGCAAAGATTGCTTGTGCTGATTTAACCTGGGTATCAAAGGCTCCCATAAGAGCCTGTACACCTTGGCCAGTAACAATGGAAGCGTCGATGTTACCAGTACGTCCCTCTGGATAACGAGCACCGACGCGTAACTCTTGATTTAATAATTGTTGTTCAGTGAACGCACCTTGTGGTAGAGTAAGTTCTACACGGCGAACACCTGCTGGGTTAGATGTACGAATAACTGCATCGCCACCAAGTTGTAACTCTTGTACATCTTGTGGAAGTACAATAGGAGCCTGTACAGATTTCTCTGCAGCCTCCATAGCCAACATAGCAAAACGATTGCGAAGTAATTGAATTCCTAATACATCATCAAACTGCCCACGCATCTCACCATCAATAGATGGACGCTTAGCAACA